CCAGATAATTGTTGTAGTTATAACTTTCTTAATTATTTTATGGTTTCAAAATAACGATGATACAAAAAATAAAAGAACACGAACAACTATTTATGACAAATATAAATTACCATTATTAGTTAGTGCAATAATTGGTTTAATTTTAAATATCCCATTATTTTTTAAAATCATAGAGTGTAAAACAACAGGAACAGAACTAACTGAAATAAATATTTTAACACCATTGAAAGAAAATCATGCACCCATGTCTAATAATTTAAAAGATATAATTAATAATTTACAGATCTCTACAGATCTACCTGACTTTTAAAAGTCAAATACTTTTTTAAATATAATTATGAATATATTTAAAAAAGTTGAAATTAATGTACATTATTGTAATAACAAATCTAATAATGAAAAAACTAATAGGATTAAAAAACATTAATACTATATTTACTGATAGAATCAATGAATTAAATGAAGAGTTACAAGATAATTTGAAAGAGATTAAATTAGAATATCAACAAAATATCACTGAAGAAAAAATTAAACTTTTGATCGCTATATGTAATGGTGAAGGATTAAGTATTGATGATATTAAATTAAAATATTTAAAACCAAAAGAACTAGAGTTTATTGAACCAAATGAATCAACCAAAAATACTATTAATATAGATGATAACTTATTAGATAAAATTATAATTAATGATCAAGATTATTATTATGAACCAGTAAATAATGGGATTGTTTATAATATTGATAATCAACCAGTTGGGACATATAAGAATGGTAAAGTTATATTTAGTTAATTAATTGAATTAATCTTAATATTGCCTTTTTTGACCACCAATTATATTGATATTGAAATATACTAATATTATTTTCTAAATTATTTAGATTATTTTTAAATGTATTTAGAACATTATTTAAATCAGTATATCCACCTAGGAATAATGAATCATTCGTACCATTTTTTTTTAAAAAAATTTGAGGATATGTACCATAATTTTCCATTTTAAACTTTTCTTTATTTTCTGATGTTACTATTTGTATTTGATGATTAATTTTATGTTTTTTAAGTAATTCTAAAGCATTATTTGAGTACGGACAACCATTTAGTAAAACTGCATATATATAATAATTTGTCATATCTTATTATATATAAGATAATAATCTTAAAAGTTTTAAAGATTATTTCTAGTTTATAATAATAATGCCTGGAGGATTAATCCAATTAGTAACTACTGGGGTCCAAGATTCACCAATCATTGGAAACCCAGAGATTACATTTTTTAAAACAGTATACAAACAACATACCCAATTTTCAGTATGTCAAAATGATAGATTTATTGGAAAATTAGATTTTAATAAAGAATCAAGTAAAGTAATTGAACATAATGGTGATTTATTATATAATTTATATTTTAAATTAGAAATACCATATTTTAAAATCAATAAACAAACAACGACAGAAAATACATTACTTAATTCATATAATATAAATGAACTAACCGTTACATATAAAAATATGAATAGTATTGTAATTTATGTTTCAGATAATGATAGTTGGTATTTAATTCCAGAAGTTTTATTTAGTTTATCAAATTTTCAACAATATATTACTAAAATTGATTCATCCTTAATACAAGAATATGTATTACCTGATTATATTAAAACAGATAATTATGGTAGATATATAAACTATTATCAATTATTAGATAATCCAGTTTCATCATTAATTAATTTATTACGTCTTGGTTCAAGTTATTGGGAACAATATTGGTTAGATTTAATATTAAATAATAATTCATTTGGATATAATAATCAAATTATTACTTTAAAAAGTAATTTTGCAAGTATTTATGAATCAGTTAAAAATAGAATTTTTAATTTATATTGGAATAATAATAATACTAATTTAAATTATGAATACTTTAATTTAGAATTTAAGGTATTCGAAAATGGTATTGCTAAATTAAATGAGGCTGGTAATTATATAATGAAAACAGAAACAGAACGTTATTTTGAATATGTTAATTCAATAAATAATGCACAACAATTTCCAGATGATTTTGATATTGATATTGTTTATAAATATTGTAAAAATAACTTTTTAAAATTTGAAGATTACAGAGATAATATTTTGAATAATAATACAAAATGTTTATTATTAATATTATCTTTATTATATTCAAATAATACAGTTATATACACTTTCTGGAAAAAATATAATACCGTAGAATACAATGAAGTTAATACAAATAGTATTGTAACCGAAACACATAATATTAATGAATGGAATCAAAATTTAAATATCTATATGTCTAAAATTTTTAATACTAATGATGTTACTAATATTATTTTTAAAGAATTTAATACTAGCTTTTTAAATAATGAACAAATTATTAATAATATTTTTAATTCATTAAATTTAAGTGATCCAAAAAATTTATATATTAAATTAAAAACCATTACAGATCGATTTAATTTAATCCCAAATTATCAAATTAATTTTAATGAGGGATTTTTATCGACATATTATGTTGCAACATCAACACAAGATATAAATTCATTATATAACCAAGATAATTATGATTATTTATTAAATTTACAAATTAATAATTATAGTTCATTAAATAAAACTAGTACTAATTTATCAACAAATGAAAATAAAAATTTAACTCCCGTTGATATAACTAATATATATAGTGTGATTGCAAATGAAACACTTGTTAATGAATTTAAATTAGTTGGTTCAAATACTAGTTTAAAATCATTTATAGTATTATGGAGGAATATAATAGTTAATCGTTTATATTCTAATTATTTAGATGTTTATGATAATTCATCATCTATAAATGATGCTGATGAACGTAAAATGGCATTTTATCATAATATTATTCCAGGAAATATATTTTTAACATCAGAATTTAATAATTCATTTTATGAAATGTTCTATAAAAATAGTTGGTTTGGTAGTTTAAGTATTGCAAATAATGATTTTTTAAAATTCAAAGAAAATATTTTTAAAGTAGATATCAATACATTAGGTACTGACTTTACAAGTTTAGTAAAAAATAATAATTTTAATAAATTATCTATTACTAATACATATACATATACATATTTTTCAACTATAGAAAAAACTGATAATTATGGAAGAATTAATTTTAAAACTGTTATCTTTGATAGTAGTAATAAGTTACTTTATATTAAATATGATAATATATATAATTCATATACAACTATTATACTATCAATCAATGGTACAATAGTAACTCCTTCTAATATTTATCAAAAGAATTCAACTAATGAATATAATTTTAATAGTTTTTATTTAATATTTTCAGGTATATTATCATGTCCTAATAATGCGACTATTATATTAACTGTTACTTATACTAATTATATTCCAATACTATATTTTTATAAACAAAACCTAAATTATTCTAAATTAACAACTAATAAATATTATTTATTAACAAAATTATCAAACAATAAAATAAATAATAATTATATAAATAATAATTATATAAGTGGAATACCATCATCATTAGTAAATAGTCGAGACATTATTTTATTAACTATTAATTATCATAAAAACATGTTAGTTAGACCGGATAAAATAAATTCAACTGATCTTAGTATTATAGATACTGAACTTACTAATACTATCGGACTAGGAACATATTCATACGCAATCTCATATTATACCTTATATGATGAGTCTGAATTAAGTGTTTTGACCTCATTTACAGTAGAAAATAATCATTCTATGGTTAAATTAAATAATTTATCAATATCAACCAATCCAAATGTTATAGGAAGAAAGATTTATAGAACAAAAGCGAATGAGACTAATTTTTATTTACTTGTGACGATTAATGATAATAGTACTATAATATTTAATGATTCTATCAATGATAAAAATTTAAATGTAATATTATCTCAAAATAATATAAATGTTAGCAAATTACCAATTAAAATTGTTCTTGATACTAATGTTGATGAATATATGGTAAATACATTATCAGGTTCTAGATATATATTTCCAACAAGTTATGATGATATTTATGAAATATATATAGAAACATTTAACAGAACATTAACTACAAAATCACCAGGAACTTTAAATAATCAAGGGATATATAATAATAATGATACATTTGATACATTAAGTTCTAATAAAAAATTTAATTATTTAGTAAATTCTTCAAACTTGATGGATATTCATAAATTAATATATTCAAAAAAATTTTATCCATTTAACATGGATAATTTATTTATGTTAGAGTTAGTATCAAATAATAGTATTGAAGGAATATTACCAGGAACATATTATTATTGTATATCATTATATAATACTAACACTTATTTAGAATCATATTCAATTAATGATCCTGATAAAACTACTAATATAACAGTCACAAATAATAATCAAGTACATATTTATAAATTACCACCTATTTATGATTCTTCTTATAATTCTTATAAAATATATAGAACACATGATTTAAGTAATGTTGATTATACAATATATTATTTAACAACAATACCTTCAACAATAACAGAATTTTATGATAATATACCTGATTCACAAATTAATATTAATAATAATATACAAAATATTAATTTTATTATATCTGATAATATATCTTCTGATTATGTAAATAGACCGGGAGAATCTCCTTTAATTGCGAGTAATATAAATTACGTAAGTGCAGGAAATCCAAATTATGTACAAGTACTATTTGTATATGCAATTACCTATAAATGGAAAGATTCACAAGGTATAGAATATGAAACAGTTCCAAGTAATCAATCATATATTTCAGTTTATGCATATCTATTTAATGGTCAATATGTTGGTATTAGTATTAATATTAATTTACCAATTTCACCAGATCCTAGAGTATATCAAAGAATTATTTATAGAACAGATATAATTGTAGGTTCAACTATTACTCTCCCTATTCCAAATAATCAATTATTACAATTATATATATGTAATGATAATACAACAACATCATATACAGATCAAGAAAATAATATATCATCAATCATAAATCCACCAATTTCTACATTTTCACGTAATAGTATTCAATTACCTATAAATTCTTTAAATGAAGTAAATATATCTACACAAACAGGAGTACCTAATTTATTTCCTTTTATTAGTCATACGACAGATTGTAATTTTATAAATACTAAAGGAATATCAGATATAAATGATTTTCTATTTAATAAATCTTTCATAATGATGAGTAATAATTCAGATAATGAAACATTCACAAATGCATATGATTTAATGAATAGTTTTATAAATCCAAACTTATATTTTTATAATATAAATTTTAAAATACATAAATCATCAGTAATTACATTGGATGATAGAATAGTTAATTATTTATTACCAGTATCTACCCAAGAATTTTATTATAAACCAACTACTGATATATATTATAATATTTTTGAAAATAGTCTTGTTCCTGTTAATAATGAACAGATTACAGAATTATATTTTAATCCGTCATTTGATGAATTTAATTTATTTTCAGATTTTTTAGTAAATAATAATTATTATGGTTTTGTTATGATTGATTTAATGATTGATGAAATAGATTCAATATTAACTTATAATCCAGATTATAAAACAATTACTAATACTATAGATACATCCAATAATAATTTTATTAATTTATGTACTAGTTTTTTAAATTCATCAAATAATAATATTTATGGTAATATGTCAAAACAAGTAATATTATGGATAGATGAATTAAATAAATTTTATAATTTAAATAATAATACATTACCAATAATAAATTATAATAATAGTGATTATTTTAATAATACTCATAATGTTATAAGATATGTGAAAGATTCAATTACTAATTTATTACCAGCCGCAAATTTAGTGAAATTTTCAAGACCTTCTACAGATTATTTAGCTAATATAAAAATATTATCACCCGTATTCACAAAATATGATTCTAATAATAAGATAAGTTCTAACTTATATGATTATTTAATTAATGTTGCATTATTCTATGATAATCAGATTAATTATATTAATAATAACAATGATTATTTAAATTTAATGAATCCAAATATTTATATTGAACAATATTTTTCAACAAGTGAAATCAACAATAAAATTAATGAAATATTTTATAATAATAGTCAAACGGTATTCACTGTATCTTTTTTATATCCATTTATAGAAGTACCTACTAATTTTAATAAAATATGTATTAATAATAAATATTATACTAAATATATTATATCTGATGCAAATGTAAATATATCAGCTGATGGTATTAATCATTATTTATATAAAAATAATGATATATCATATACTAAAATTACAACAACTGAAGATTATGAAAATATTGATAATAAATTAGAAAATTTACAATATGAAACTACCCAAAATAGTGTAAATAGATTATCATATTTAAATAATAAATTTAACTATATTGGTATTTTAAATATTGACAATAATAATAAAATTATTTTTAATGATACTTATAGTCAATATGAAGCATATACAAATAAATATTATAAATTTGATAATAATTACATATATCAAGCATGTAATAATAAAATTATTAGTGATATAGTTTTATCAGATTTTATTGTTTTTAAACCATCTGGAATAATTTTTAATACTACTAGTCCTTCACAAATAATTTTAAATTATATCACAAATAAATATTTATACAAGGTCCAATTAATATTTAATACTCCATTTACTATTTCTAATATTAATACTAATATTTATATTAATTTAAATTTAATCAATGTTGATATTATTAGAATAGATGATTATAATTATTATTTAATATTTTTAGTAACTTCTACAATCAATAACTTCAATGATTTAAATATATTATATCAATCAACGCTAAATGATGATAATACATGGACAACAACGCCAAATATCAATAAATATAAAATTATTTTATTTAAACATGTTAATTATATTTATAATAATGTATCACCATTACCTACAAAATTTATTTATAAAAATGATTCAACTAATTTATATGAAAATGAACAAAACGTAATAATTATAAATAATCTAAATTTTTTTTATTTTGAATCAAGTACAAGTAGTCAATTAACTATTAATATTTATTCTGAAGGAACTAATTTTACATATAATCCATTACCAACAATGATAATTCAAAATAATACTATATATTCATATTATACATTTAATAATTATACTAAAGAAATAAATAATATATCTGATACTAATTATGTATTATTAGTTGATATTAATAATAATATTCATTATATGTTAACTCGTGAAGAAATGACAACAAAATATATACCTTTTGGATATTATCATACTTTCGTTTTACCAAGAAATTACCTTAATTTAATTGAATATAGTGTAAAATTCACGGTTGATTCAAGTAAAAATATAACTTTACCAGATATTGATAATAGTCCTGATCATGAAACATATTTTGTTGGAATACCTAATTATTCTTATTATTTAATTAAGAATAGTGCTAATAATGAATCATGTATTTATTATTATGAAACTGGAAATAGATTATATGCGAATGGTGTTTCAACATATTATTTAAGTAATTTTAATACTAATAATATGTGGTTAATTGATAATACTTTATTTAATACTAATTATAAACAGTTACTAAGTATATCTACAAATATAACAGCAAGTGAAAATTATACTAATAGTTATTTATTTAATATATCTAATAATTCAAATATAAATGATAATGATAATGATGTTTTTTATAAATCAATATATTCTAATATACTTTTTAAACCAAATAATTATAATGTTGATTATCAAAATGAATTCAATGAATATATTGTTAAAATACTTTTTAATTATAATGATACTATACAAATTATATATCCAGTTGTTATAAAAGAATATACAACAAATACAACTCCAATTGTCTCTATATTTCAATTCACTAGAAATAGTATAGTTTATAATTCAGCCTTTATTCCTTTTTTATATAATAGTAATACATCAATTAATTTAAATAGTTCAATTGCAGATATTATAGATATTAATTCTATCACATTTATATCAACTTCGCCTAATATTAATATTACTACCAATAATGTATCTTTTAATAATTATACACCAACAGTAAATGAACTTAAATTATGGAAAATAAAAGCCATAAATAATACATCAAAATTAGAATATTCAATCTATTTTTGGACTTTATTTACAACTAATCAATCAATAATTGATGCATATTTAAATTGCTCGGATAATTTATCTTATCAACCATTTATATATAATAATAGTAATTACATTTCATATAATAGTGGTATTAGTTATATTACATCTGTACCTGATGTATTTAATAATAATTCAGTTAGTAAAAGATTAACATTAAAAAGTTATATTAATGAAACATCTAATATTAAATATAAATATTATACAAATGTTAGAGATACAAATGAATATAATAATAATACTTATACGGTTAAAACTTTAGATTTTAATTCAGTTTATAATATTAAACCAACAGTTGAATTATTAGTTAATAATGGTTCAAATTATAATTTTAATGAGTCACCTTTAAATAATAATGTAATATATTATATATTAACTTATTTATCAAATACAACTAATACACAAGTAATAGTACCTTATTTAAAAACAGAATTTAATAAAGATTATAATGTTATCATTAATAATTCAGATATTTCATTTTTATCAATTTATTTTTCAATTGATTATCCTTTGTTTGTTAATAATCGTATTACATTAATAAATATTGATAATTCTAATTATCAAATTACAAATTATGATAAATTATATTTAGAAATTAATGAAATAATTATCATTGATTCTAACTATTTTATAGTAAATGGATTAAATGTTTTTACTAATTACTATGAATTAACATTATTAAAAGGAGATAATACCTTAATATATATGTATAATGGATATTATACATTAGGGAATTATTTAGCAAAAAATAATAATATTATACCTCCAATAAATTATGATAATCTTATGATATTTAGTAAAAAATGGGGCATAACAAATTTTGGTTTATATTTTGATAATATTACTCAAACAATTAATATACTTGATGATATTTTTAAATATCAAGATTGTTGTAGTACTTTTAATAGAGAAAGTGTAAAGTTTTATATGCTTTACAGTTATAGTAATGATACATATATAGAGTCATTATATTTATTTGATAATTTTATAAAATTAAAAGTTTATGATTATATTGTATATGGTAATACCATATGTAAAATTATGTCAATTATTGATAATCATATATATTTAAATCAACAACTTAATTTACTAGATAGTAATAATAAATTCATTCAATTTTATTTACCATATCAACCTTTTGATGTAATTCCATTATATTATGATGAGAATGGTAATATATTATCAGAAACGATTGATGATTATCAAAGTTTAATTTTAGATGATTTCCCAACAGGAAATATTTATCATGTTATTAATAATAAAATTAATTTATCTGAATTAAATACAAATTATAATGGTAAATTAGTAAGATTATGGAAAACTAATTATTATTCAAATTATGATAATATAATGTATATTGCACCTGCAATAAATTATATACAAGAACAATCATTTAATAATAAACATTGTATTGAGATAGATACTGAATATATTAGCGATGATAATGTCTTTTTAATAATTAATGGATATATTTTATCATCATACAATTATAGTTTTACTTTTGATCTATTTTATTTACAACCGGTTAAAATTAATGGTACTTATAATTATATTAAAACAATCTCTACTACAGATAATATAAATTATTATATTATATTACTTAATCCGATTAATATTACAACACAATATGTGAAAATAATTTTTTCACCTAGTTTTATAAATAAATATAATCATTATTTATATCAAAAATTTGATTATAGTTTTTGTATTCAACCTTATAATAATAATATGTTAATAACAAATTTATATCAACTAATAGAAGTTACTAGATATGTAATTAAAAATGATCAATTAATTTTAATACAAACATATAATTCTAACAATAATAAAATAATATTTACATATGGTAAATCAATTGAATATAATGAGAAAGTTAATAATATTATTGATGGATATACATCAATATATTTTTATAATTCATTTCAAATAAATAGTGATGGGACCATGAATAATTTTGATACATTAATAGGTTCATATCATTTAGTTACATATCTAGAAAATGGTCAAAATTATGTTCATTTAGTTAAAATAGTATTTCCAAATAAACTTAAATTTTATACTTTACCTAATGCATTTAAAAAAGATAATTATTCTCAATATAGTTGTTTATTAGATAAATTACCAGTTATTAAAATTAATAACTTTGGTGATTTTATTTATTCAGATATTGTTATTAGTCAATACAGAAACTTGTTAGATGTTAATAATGATATGATAAAATTAATTAGTGTATATGAAATAAAAATAATTGGGACGCCTATAATTATTAATAATAAATATAACCAAGAAATTAGATTTACGACTAATAAAATTATAGATGTTAATAAATATAATCAAATATATATAGATTACACTTCATCAATTAGTTATTTTTTTATACAACAGACTAATGGAAAATATTATATAGTATCAGATAACTATTTATCTAATAATTTTAATGTAATATATACCATTTACACTAATTATTATACATATATAAATAGAGAACAATCTCTAAATACATCATTAAATATATCTGATACAACAATTCTCAGTGATTATATTCAAACAACAAACATTAGTAGTGATATTCTTGTTCAGGATATTATATTATCAAATATTGATAATACAAATATTTATGATTATAAATTATTAGATAATACAAATAACATAAATCTTAATATCAATGAAACCTATAAGATTAATTCATTTGTGTATAATATTATAGAAATTAATAACAATGATAATACACTTAATACACAAAAACCGATCGATAATGATATTTTACAATCATCAAATATTTCGACTGAGATTAATTTATATATTATAAATAAGTTAGATACTGATTATATAATTGATACTTCTGTTTTATTTCCAAATGTTAAACAATTAAAAATATTATTATTAAATAATTCAAAAATTAAAGATTATACTTTATATAATTATCTAAAATCATGGCCATCATGGTCTTTATTAAATAGTATTAATAAAGTATCTAGTTTAGAAACCCTAGTAAATTTAGGTTATATAAATAGTAGTGGTGATATTAGTGATACTCCAAAAAATAATATAAATTTTAGTTATTTAACAAATGATGATGTTAAAATGTTATCTGAATTTATTAAATCTATTAACAGTTCTGATATTAATAAAGAAAATTTTTTCACAACACAAGAGATTGAAATTGTAATTTATAATAATTTATATTATTGGTTAAATAATCCTAATTTTTTTATGAATACACTACAAAATATAAATGATTTTCTAATTTCAAATGATTATCAAGTATCATTTAATGGGACTAATATAATATTTGATAATGATCCAGATCCAGATTTAATATTAATTAATGGAACTTATGAAATAGCTGGTTATATTACAGATGAATTTACATATGATGAAACCAATAATATTGTTTATAGATCCGTTAATAATTATAATAAAATTAATAGTCAAATATCAAATTGGATAAATAAAGTAAATAATAGTACTGATATACATTTTGGGGTTAATATTCATAAATTATTAAGATATTTAGTAACTTTAGGTACAGAATTAGTAAATTTAATTAATACATTTTCAGATACTTTAACTGATGATTATCAATATGTTTTTAATAATCCACTTAAATTTTTAATTAATAAAATATGGGGTAATAATTTTAATTCTGATGAAACAATTAAAAATTTGAATTATAATTTTAACAGTGAATTACAATATAGTATTACTTTTGAGAATACAAATAATAGATTTACAAGTTTAACAGAATATTTACCAGATTTAAGTATATTAAATTTTGGTTTATACTCTATAAATTATTATAATATTTATAATAGTAACAATGAATCAAATATGATAAAGATTGAATTAAATGAACCATCATCAAGTATTCCTACTAAAAATACAATTAAACTTGTCATAAATCCAATATTTCCATATGCTATAACTTTTAATAGTAATATTATTAAATCTAATTGTACTTATTCTATAGATTTTTTAAATGGTGATAATATTACAAATGATATAGTAATTATTGATCCAATGGTTTATCCAGGACAAATAAATTTTTATTCAGAATATGACATTAAATCATCTGATTTTATTACTGTTAAACAAAATACTAATTTTACAATTAAAAATACTACCATAAATGGACATTTATATAATATCACTTTTTCTAATGTTAATTATCAATATATTGATAGTATTATTTATAATAATGTTCAATTAACTATTTTAACAATAAATACAAATAGTCTTGATATTTTAATACCTTTTGAATCAAATGAATTACAAACTACAGAATTATTAGAAATTCATAATATCTCAGCAATTAAAAATATTACTACTCTTAATTCTAATCAATATCTAGAATTTTATTCATATAAATTTAATTTTATAGCAAATAATACTTTACTTAAAACTAGTGCTAATCTTTATACTTTATATAAAGACACCAATAATTTATATTATGTTACAGGTATTCCTATAGATTCTATGGATGTATCAATTATTACATTATTAACTCCATTAACTATTACAAATTTAAATCAAATATCATATACATATGAATTAAATGAAGATATTGATACAGATATTTATAATCCGAGTTATTTTGAGTTTAGCATAATTAATTCAATTGACCAAAATATTATTATACCTATAAATGTAAATATTATTGATACAACTAATATTGTTTTTTATTATAATGTTGATGATTATAAAACTATTAGTTATTATTCATATTATTTTAATTATATTATTCCATCTACAATTTCAACTATAATTTATTTATATAAACCTTTATTAGATGCAATACCATTAATCGATACAGAGAATAAGTCATCGTCATATTTTAATCAAATAAATGGGAAAACATATTTTAATAATTTGAATTTATATGATACATTTCAATTAAATAATAGTATAACATTTATTCAAGAAAATTCATGGAACATAATAAATTTTAGAATAGTTGCTTTAACTATTATATTTATAAAACCAACTGATTTTATATTAAACAAAACAAGTAAATATAGTTATAAAATAAATAATATTAGTGTTCCAAATACAAATATTATAATAAATAATAATGAAATAACTATAACTCTATCTACACCTTTCACTGGCACAACATTAGTATTTTATCAATATTATATTGAAACAGATTATATTGTGTTATTTAATAGTACTCAATCAAATTATAATACAATAACTTATAGTGAAAGATTAGGAGAAAAATTTATTAATCAAATAACAAAAATCGAAAAAATTAGTGAATATTTATATAATTTTAATTTTATAATTCCTTCTACGACTGATACAGTTATTTATGTGTATAATAAAAATATCGATAATATTTATAATACTTATGAACCAGAAATAAATCCTAATAGTAAAATATCAATATATTTTAATCAATCTACAAATCAAACAGAATTTACAACAAGTATATTATATACAGATTTACAATTAAGTGATAATATATTATTTGTCCAAAAAAATTCATGGACTATTATTGATTTTACTGTTAATGGAACAAGTATTAGTTTTGTTGTACCTACAGATTTTGTATTAAATACAACCTCAAAATATTACTATAAAATAAATAATATTAAAGTCGACTCATCTAAATTTATATTTGAATCAGGTATTATTATTATTAAATTGAATATAATTTTTACTGGTACAACCATAATATTTAAACAATATTACATTGAAACAGATAATAGTTCATTATTAAGCCCAATCTTAAATACAAGTTTTAAAATAACATATAATTTACCATATCAATATACTATTGATGATAACTTTTATATGATACCTTATACATCAAACAGAACTGAATATGATGAATATTTATATATTATAAATACTGGGGCTTCAACAACATCATCTGAATTTATGGGAAAATATAATAATTCTAATTATTCAATAATTTTATATAATAATGGTAATGAATATAATGGAAAAATATTTGATGAATATGATAATACTTTTATATATTATATAATTTCTTTAAAAGAAATGATAAATACTTCTTACACATATACATATAGTTTAAATGATAATATTATTCGTACAATCACAGGAATCCAGTTTTATCAAGATTCATTACAATATGCAAAGTTTTATAAACAAGATTCACAAAATTATATTTATTTATTTATGAATAATCTAGTTAATAATTATTTAATAAATAATCCACCAATAGTATCAAATTATAGTAAATTTTATTTAGTTTCATATGATCAATATACATTAATAAATTTATATGATCCAAATAAATTTGTTCAAAATAGTCAAATGACTAGAAAATATCAATCCGAAACATCAACAACAAGTACTCCAGAAGAACCTATATTTAATGATTATAGTAAGTTATTTAATTCATATAGTTTATATTTTAATGATCAATTATTAGAAGAAATTAATGAAGACGTTATCAATCTTAATAGATATTTATATTCTAATGAGAATCAAAAACAACAACTTGATAAAATGACAAAAATAAGATTTAATGGAATCTCATGGGAAATATATATGCCATTAATTTTTTGGTTTTGTAATAAACCAGGATTAGCAATTCCATCTGTTGCATTACCACATACTGATATTATCTTAAAATATAAATTAAATGATTTAAAAACATTCTTATCAAATGATTTATCTGGTACTTATAGTTTAACTGTTACACCAGATGTTAAAATAACATTGATTACAGAATTTGTTTTATTAGATATGATAGAAAGAACTTTATTTGGATCTTATAGTCATGAATATGTTATTGATCGTTATAAAATTTATCCAAATCTTTTTGTCAATTCACAATCAATGGAAGCTCATCGATTCTTTACTGGTTTAGTTAAAGATATTCATTTAATTTCAAAACCATTAAATAGTAATTTAACTTATTATACTCAGGAAATCCCAAAATATGATTATAAATATGGAGAATATATAACTGCCCTTGAATATTATAATTTATTTATTGTAAATAATGTTTATACTTCACAAGATCAAGTAAATTATGCAAAAGATATTGAAATCATTAAAAATAATATGGCTGAATTAAATATTTATTATACAACAGATGTAGGTGATAGAATTATACGATTAATTGAAAATTTTGGTGAAAGTTTATTAAAATATTTTATGTATTATGAAGATAAATATCTATCACAATTATCTAGTACTAAACGAAATGATGTACTTAATATTTATCTAAAATTTCAATATTCTGATAAAGTATTAATAAATGAAATATCACCACTGACAACATTATCAATCAGAGTTAATGGTAGTGAGATATTTGCTGCTCGTGATAATATCTATTATAATAATGTTATTCCATACTCCAAATTTAAAAATAGTCCTCCAACTGGTTATTATAGTTATACATTTTCATTATATCCATTAGAAGATCAACATAGCGGACATTTAAATTTTACAAATTTTGATGATATTACATTTATAATTAATTCAGATTCTAATGTCAATAGTAATCCATATTTATTAAATACCATAATTAAAGAATATAATATATTACGTGTGATGAGTGGAATTGGCAGTTTAGCATGGATCAGTTAAAATAAAATTAATTAAAAATATATTATTATATTTTTAATTAATATTTATATTTAAAAATAGTTATATGTATAAATATTACACTATTATAATACATATAATAAATAAAATAACAGAATTAAGGGGGGGGTAATTCACCCCCCCCTATATTATAAAAATTTTTTTCTAATTAATAATATATGAACACTATTATAGATATTTATAATAAAACACTCTCTTATAATAATAATGATATTCAATATGAAATGGATAAAGAAGGTAATATATGGTTTAAATTTTTAAGTATAGTTAAAATATTAGAATATAAAAGTAGTAAAGATACTTTAAAAGATAAAATTAATAAAGAAAATAAAAAACAATTAAAAGACATACGAAAACTTCATAGCAAAGAACAACCACAAACTATGTATATAAATGAACAAGGATTATATTCATTATTGTTAAAATCTAGAATGAATAAAGCAGTTGAATTTCAGAATTGGTTAATTAGTGATGCATTGCCTAAATTAAGAAAATATGGAAAATATGAAGTTGATAAAAAAACTAAAAAGAAAATACATAATTTAAATCATCAAATAAAAATATTAAAACATAATTTAAGTAAAAATAAAAAATATCCAAAAGGATATCATGTTTATATTATTAAAGATGATAAAAAATATAAAATAGGATATACTAAAAATTTAAATAAAAGATTAGAAGTTTATAATACAGGAAGAGCAAATAAAGCAGAATATGCTTATTATAAACAAACAGATTGTGCAAGAGAAATTGAAACGTGTATGAAAGCAAAATTAACTGAATATTTATATAAAAGTAATAAAGAATTTTATGATTGTAATATTAAAAAAATTATAAGTGTTATTAAAAAATGTTTAAATATTGAAAAGAAATATAAAAAATGTAGCGATATTAATAGAAAAATATCACAAACAGGAGGAAATTATGAAGATACGTATACAGGTAAAGAAATAATTTATTTTTTTATTAATGATATTGAAAATAAAAAAAATAAATTATTAAAAAAATTTATAATAGTTTAATACCTTATTCAAAATTTAAAAATAGTCCTCCAACAGGTTATTATAGTTATACATTTTCATTATATCCATTGGAAGATCAACATAGTGGACATTTAAATTTTACAAACTTTGATGATATTACATTTATAATTAATTCAGATTCTAATGTTGATAGTAATCCATATTTATTAAATACCATTATTAAAGAATATAATATACTTAGAGTGATGAGTGGAATTGGCAGTTTAGCATGGATTAGTTAAAATAATTATTTATTAAAAATATATTTTTATATTTTTAATAATTGATGTTTATTAGAATATTTATTCTAGTAAAAGTATTATTTTAATAACGTAAAATATTTTAATTTATATTTTAAATATTTATAATAATATTTATCAACGTCGTTAAATATTGTTAATTTATCATTTATTGTAATAACACTTTCTTTAATACTATTATTTTCTGTTATAAATAATTTTTCTCTATGTTTATTTTCCCTTAACCAATCATTATACAATTCTTTAATTTTGGTATTTAATATAATTACTTGTTTATCATATGTATTAATATGTATTTCTATATCATTCTGAATATTTATCATTATAAAATATAAAAAATATTCTGTCACTGTTTGTAATTTATCAAAATCATAGATTACATTATTAATATCTGAAAATATTTTATGGGTTTTAATTTTTTCATTTATTGCAAATAAATCAAATTTATCTGTATATAAACCTTGATTTATTAAAGTTAATTCATAATTAAATATTGGGAAACTAGATGAAAAATGTGTAACAAGATATCCAGGAATTATTAATACTTTATCATTAATATAAACAAATAAAAATCCAGATACATTTTTATTATAATTAAATCCATCAATTTGAATAAAAATATTAGGTAAACAATATATTAATTCATCTACTTTTATTGTTATTAAATTAAAAATATTTATGTCTTTTATTTTTTTAAATAAATTATACATTATAAAATCATATTTTGGATATTCTATATCTTTATGTATTTTTTTAATGGAATTTCTTGAGGTGTCTCTTTTTGTTTCTCTCATTGTATTTTGTTCTTTTGTTATTTGTTCATCAATTTCTTGATCAATATCTGTTGAATGAGTGAAACTTATAGTTATAACATCAATATTATATATTAATCTTAATAATTTATCATATTTATTTATAGAATCAAATAAATGTTTTAAATTATTATCAGATTTTAATTTATTAATTTCATCATCTGTAAAAATTCCATCATAAAAACATTCTAAATTATCTTTTGGTGGAATTTGTGTATTATAATAATATTTGATATCTTCTTTATGTGTCAACATGGGTAATCCTTTCCTATTTTTACGTATTTCATATTTAAGTGTTTGAAATACTAATAAATCATTACTTTGTTCTTTTTTTGTATCATCATTATTTCTAAATAAATCATATAATTCATCAATTTTTATATTTGTTTCTTTTTGATCATAATAAATATAACCTAAATCAATAGTATGGCCTAAATTAATTTTTCTTAATCTAAAAATTGCTTGTGCTACTTGTGTATATGTTGATTTTTTATCAACAATACATAATCCTCTCATTATAGGATATTTATCTTGAGTTATATCTACACCTATTGTATGAGCTTGATCAAAAAATATAAATATATTACTATAAAACTTATTTGAATTATATATTTCTTTTTCTTGATTATTATTTATTACATATATTTTATCATTTTCATCAATATATACAATATTAGTCATTAATATTTTATTTAATTCATATGCAATTAATTGATTTTTAATATTTTTAAATAATCCATATAAATCTATTAATGCATTATAATTTTGTAATTCTATTTTTGAATTTAAAATATTTAGATAATTATCAAGTTTAAATAATGATTTATCAATATATTTTATATTAGCATTTAAAATAGCATTTTCAACATTTATTTGTTCATCATAATCAGGTTCAATATTATTAAATTTTATATCTAGATATTTAATTGGATCTAAATTAATATTCACTGTTCCAGAATAACCAATTTTAAATATATTTTTAATATTTATAATATCTATAAATGATATATTTGATTGACTATTTGATAACAAATTTTTATTAAATATAATTTCAAATATTTTATCAAATAATATTTCTATTACATTTGCGGGTAGTGTTTTATATATATCTATAACTTCTTTTCTAATAGGTGTATGTACTAATTTTAAATATAATAATAATTTATATTTAATGATTATATCTATAATATAATCATTTATTTCATAATTTTTCATCACTATATAATAATAAAATGTTAGGAATAAAGTCATAATTGATGATGTAAAATTAGATTTTTCTAATGGTTTATCTTTATTATTATATGGTATTGCATAATAATATTTGGGATGTATACCCCAATTAATATTTTCAATTAAATTATTTTCATTGATTTGATTTAGTATGCTATTAATATCAGATTCAAATAATTTATAAGAATCTTTATATTTATTTGATATTTCTAATGGTATTAAATGTTTTATTTGTTCAATATTAATATTTTTTGTAATATTATTATCTTTAATATATTTAACAATTATTTTAATCAATTGATATAGTTCTTTATTAAATTTTTTTTTGTCAGAAGTAATATTATAATTACTTTTATTTGGATCAATTAAACTATCAAATTCATCTATAATCATTATATAATCTTTATTTTTTTCATCATCACCAAATTGATTATTTAAATATTTATATTTAATATCATTATCTGATAGTATCTCAATATTATTATTATTAAATAAATATTTTAAATTTTCAAATCTATCTATTGTTGATGGCTTTAAATGTTCTGGTACAATAATAAGAACTTGTTTTTTATAAATTAATACAAAATGTAATGCTAATAATGGTGTTAATATTGCTGATTTACCTTTTGACATCATTATATGATGTAATGGATAATTAAAATTTTTATCACTATCTTTTTCTGGTTCTTTAGGTTCATCTTTACACTCTTTTTCAGGTTCTTTAGGGTCATCAGGTTCTTTAGGGTCATCAGGTTCATCAGGTTCATTTGGTCTTGTTGGTCTTGTTGGTCTTGTTGGTCTTGTTGGTCTTGTTGGTCTTGTTGGTCTTGTTGGTTCTATTTTTTCATAAATTTGTTTGCCACCACCATTGATAATTTGATTATAATTAATAATATATTGTTTAGTGTCATAATCTTTTAATATTAATTCATATGGTTCTAATTTTGAAGTTTTATTTATAGTATTTTCATAATTAATAAATGAATTAATTATTTGAGTATAACGACCCATTTGTTCTTCTTGTAATTCAATACCAGTTAATAATTCAAATAAAGCTTCAAAATTATATTTAAAACTAGTAGTTTTATAATTAAATATATCTGTAAATATTTTAAGTTGATTACAAAAAATTAATTGTTTTTCTTCTTTAATTTTTGGATTAGTCTCTTTTGTATAATCAGATAATAATTTATTAATTACAATTAATATGTTATATAATCTTATATTTTGTAAATAGTTATAAAATATTTTATAATTATCTTTTGTAAATAATTCATGAATTTTTAAATCAGTAATAAATTTAATATCATTATCTGCTAATGTACATTCAATTTCATCAATAATCGATTGAAATTTAGTTAAATATATATTAACTGAAGTGTCATTAATCATACAATTATTTATTTTTAATAATAATTTTTCAATAGAGATATTATATTGAGTATTTGTATTTAATTTATTAGATTTTAATTTAATAATAATTTTATCTTTTTCATTTTTAGTAAAGACTAACAGATTATTATTTATATCTGGATTTAATAATGAAATTCTACTTATATATTGTGATGTATTTAATAATCTCTTTAAGAATTTTTTTTTATTAAAATCAATCATATCATATAACTTTCTATTAAAATTATAAGAAGGGGGGCTAATATCATTAAATCCATTAATATATAGAATATTTTTATTATTAATACCATAATCTTGACATAATGATTCAAATAAAGTATTATCTTTTATTACAGGTAATAATAAATTATTATTATTTATTTCAATAATATATATACCATCCTCAGTTATAGGTTTATTTAATATATATGATAAAGTATCTTGAGGTTTTTCTTTTTTTTTATCAACATAATTAAATTTATTTGGGTCATCATTTTCTTCATCCTCAAATAAAGAATTAAATAAAGAGCTAGAAAAGTATAAAATTTTATATATATTATCTTCATTATAAATTAAATTTAAACAATTAGAAGGAATTGAATATTTAAATGGTAAATGTTTATATTTATTAAATTTTAATATTTCATTTTTATTAAAATATATATTATTAATTTTAATTGATAACATATTCTTATCTATATCAAATATTCCTATTAATTCTATTAAATTTTCTTCATTTATTATTAACAATTTTCTTTCTTCATTTTTATCTTCTAATAAATATAGTTTATTTTTTAGATTAAAAAAATTATAAAATGAACAATCATGATCAATATCAATAATATTATAATTACTACTATTAAAATTAATTGTTTTATCATTGATTTTGTTAGCTTCTTTTAAATATTTATTTTGTTCTAAAATTATTTCTAATTTAGATTTTTCTGTAATAAAATCAGTATTAGTATCAATATCAATTAAATAATTTACAAAATTTGCTTTTTCTTTTTCTTCTATTTCTTTTAATTTCTTTTCAAATGAAAAGAAATCAATTAATTCTTTACTAGAAGAAACTGATGTATACATAAATTTCTCATAACTATTTAAATTTTTCTTAAATAATAGTAATCCTAAATTATTTATAGAATTATAATTTTGTATTTCTTGACTAGAACTAATTCTAATATCTTTTTTTAGTTTATTTATTAAATATAATTCTGCATAATAATTAATTAATTTTTTCCGTATATTTAAATCTTGTTGTGCAATTATATGTTTATTAAATGTAATAAATAAGCGATCATTATCTAAATCATATACTTCATTAAATGATCGATGAATATAATTTGGATTTTTAATCAAAAAAATTATTAAATCTTTATAATCTCTTAATGATCTAAAATTTAAATTTATATTATTTTT